AAACACTTTTCGAATCTATTCCTCTGTCTCACTCCATGATAGTAGAAGTCGAATTGTAGTTGTTCTGGTAGTTGGTTATTACAGTTCATCTCATTTGCCAGAAGAACTGTATCCTGAAACGCACTTAGTGCGTGATTGATGATATATGGTTGATATCCGTCCAGATTCTCCGGTATATTTCTCTTATTATTGATTGCCTTTATATAATCAAACGGAGAGATTTTACTCATCGTATTACATCCTTAATCGAATCTGGGTCGTCCCAAAGTTCCAATCTTGTTCTAAGTTCACCGGATTCTACCAATGAACTATATCGTTTAGATGCTTTGTTCTTCCACCATTGTACAATATAATCCAGATTAAACTTGTCGTAGTTCACTGGATTGATGATTGGTTCTGCTCCATTTAGAATGACATCGGATACATTTGAATATCCAAGGTCAGATGAGTAGTATCTCTTCTTCTCAGTGAGAGAAGTACCATGTTTGATTGCATTATCAAACTTGTTCAGTTGATCCAGAAGACCATGTGTCTTTAGTGAGTTACGAATAATTGCTTTCATCTTATTTTGACACCGCATCTTTCTGGATGTGGTGGGAGATGTCGGATTATTCGGCCTTGGTGTAATTGCTGGTATCAGTGGTTCGTCACCATTCCTAGCAGTGAACCATTTCTCCAAATCTCGGAAGATATTCTCATGTAAGTTGGGACACAAATCACTCACTGTTTCACCACGAAATCGCAGGAATGGTTTCAATCCATCATACATGGATGCGCCCTTGGTGGAACCATATAGTGAGGTGGTTTCGAATGTAACGATATTACAACCAGAATACTTACGATGTATGATGTCTCTGACTTCATTCGAAGTACAGATGAGTGCTATCAGTTTACCTCCAAGGTAATTGAAACCAAATGGTTGTACTGGTACGATTACATTTCCCATAATGCAGTGACGATTGACTGCTTCCATGTTAGGAACTCCACCCAACCAATCATGTCTCGGTTTGATTGAAATGATGGGTGATGCTAGATGGATGAAACCAAGAATCGTATTTGTCTTCTTCTCAACCACTACTAGTTGTATTCGTTTGCCTGGAATGTTAGCCTCATTCGGAAGTGATGACACTAAGTCGAGAAATATCACAAATTGTTCTGGAGTATAATGTACACCTACTTCTCTAATTTCGATCTCAAAGTCCTCTGGTTTCATATCCCACGACTGGAAAAAGTCATCGGATGGATGAAACAGAGTACCATAACCAAACGAATTTGTGCGATTTGTCTTTACATAAGATTGATAATCGACAATTGTTTGAAATTGATTGAAATAGTCTATGAATATTTGAGATGCATACAGTGCATCAGATGTGTCCAGTAACATTACTTGAACTCCAGCGTCATCATTATTTCGGTACAGAATGCCAGAAGATTGACTTCGGGGTCAATCGCTTTGGTGGCCTTATTCATATAGTCAGCGACGATAAGTACACCTTGAGGAATGGAATGTGGTACTACATTATCGTACAGTGCATCGTATACCTTACGAAGAATGATTTGTGGATCGGAATCCAAGTGGTCTACTACCCACTTACGAACAGTATTGAATTGCTTGTTCTTGAGTGCTTCGATTAGTTCACTTGTTCTGATTTCACCGATATTAGCAAGAACACCAGAATCAATTCTACCTGTCTGGCTGTATCGTTGTAGTTCATTCAGACATCTCCGCCAATCCGGAAAGTGTTTCTCTACCAGTTTAGCGACGACTTTCTCTTCGTACTCGATGTTATTCTCATCGAGAATATTCAGTACACGTTTGAAGAATTGTCCGGCCATCTTTGGTTTCTCTGATTTTGGAATAGAGAAATCAATGACAGCACAACGAGACAGAATCGGGTCGATGATCCTGTTCTTGTAGTTGCAGGTGAATACGAAACTTACATGTTTCTGGAACTTCTCGATCAACGCACGTAGTGCCATCTGCACATCAGCAGTTGTATTATCCGCCTCATCGATGAGCACGACTTTCCTTTTATCGGAGAACATGCTTACAGTGGAACAGAAAGATGTGATTCCATTGCGTACAGTATCGAGGAATCTTCCCTCATTGGAACCATTTATTTCATATAATTCCAGGTCAAGTTGAGTTACCAGCGCACGAAGAGTACTGGTCTTACCAATGCCGGGAGGACCAGATAACAGAAGATTTGGTACTTTCTCTGTATTTGCAATTTCCAGAAATGTATCTCTGATATCTTTCGGAAGGATACACTCCGAGACATTCTTAGGAGCATATCGTTCCACAAACAGAAACAGATCGGATGACATAATATAAACACTCATGGACTATGTGGATCGTAACACAGACAAGAGGGGAGCGTCAACCCCCCTCTCGTTGTCTATTTGAACCTACAGAAACCAGTATTGGGATTAAACACTACTCGTCTCTTCATATGTTTGTTAGCAAAGGATTCCAGATATGCCTCATAACCACCAATGAATACACCATTCAGTGATAGTTGGGGTATCGTCCTCCATTCTTCATCAAAGATACCTCGTTCTTTGGCTTCTTCCACTGATACCACTTCGAAGACAATACCATCATCCTGAAGTCTTTCTTTCAGTTTCTTACACCACGGACATCGGTCACTTGAAACGATTATGCCAGATACCATGTCATTTCTTCTCTAGAGCAACAAAGTATACAACAGGAATCGATGCGTGTTCGAATCGTGCAAATGAGTTCTTTGATACTACTACTTCATAGTCTCCGGGAAGAATCTTAAGATTCTCAATCCGGAAGTCGAAGTCATTGTCATCTTCAACAGAACCAACATCCACACGGAACTTGTTAGAACTGGTGTTCTGCTTCTTATCATACAGTTCAAAGAACAGTACACCTTCACGACCACGAAGAGCCATGTCTGGGAGTTGAAGAACAGCAGATGCCTTCAGCAGTTTCTGAAGCGTTTCACCTAATAGGGTGAAACTGACATCTTCTGTCTGGAGAGACAGTGAACGACCTTTAGGAGGAGCAGTCACGACACGAGGATCACTGTAACGATATTCGATGTTTGACTTACCATTACTGATGAGTACTGACTCCGGTCCAAACGACAGGTCAGCATCATCGATCAGATTCACAGAGTTGAGAAACTGAGGTAGGTCGTAGATTGCTACATCTACTGGGAACTCTTCAATGATGTCAGCTTCTGCCAGAATCGTCTTGGTGACTGAGATAGTACGAATTCGTGTACCAGCATCAAGAATCACACTCTGGTTGATATTGGCGAAGTTTTTCAGGATTTGAATAGTTTCAGACGAGAGTTTCATCGTATAGACCAAATGATTGTTCAAAGTAGACATATGTTCACGATTCATGAACACACTATAATAATGACACAGAGACGGCCGGATGTCAACCGTCTCTGTGTAAAGATTTATGAACTATCGAACCGGAACGGTAGGAATAGCAGTTGGAGGTGGTGTGAATACAGGTGCTGGAGGTGGAATTACCTCATTGTTTCCGTTTGTCACCAGTACACCTTCACATACTTCGAATTGAGGAAACACACTATAATCGACTTTAATACCAGCTCTGCGTAGTTCTGCACATTGTTTGATTAGATTGATACCAGTATCCAGTTGTCGCTGTCTGGCAATTTCTTCGGCCAATCCAGTACAAGCGTCTCCTATTCTTCCTCCGATAGGAATATTAAACGAAAGAGAAGCACCATATCCAAACACGCCAGAATTATAAGAAGAAGCGTAACCATTTGAACCACCACCGAATAGACCCATTGATAGACTAGGTGTGGGACAAGTAATGCCAGGACCAAATCCATATGTCGCATTTGATGCGTTATTGATTTGGTAATTGTTATTGATACCACCTGTAGGAGCTTGGTTGACTACACCAGTTGCAGTTTGTGTGTTCACTGCTTGGTTGGGTGTTACTACATTAAGAATTGCAGAATTGTTCGATACATCTGTGTGACCCACTGGATTCGCCATCCCTGCCCCTGCCATAGATGGAAGGACAAGGACGACTGTTCCAATTGATAGAAGCAGTCGTCCCATAATATTACCTAGTTAGCGAAGGTGGAAACAGAGTGGTTGAAGTTGGTAGAACCGAAAGAATATGCCTCACGAGTCTGACCTTGAACATTAGTCTGTTCTTGGTAATTCCGAGTATAGACAGAACCGGCAACTGCTAGAGATTCGTCATAGGAATAGGTACCACCAGCAGAACCAGGGACAACTACCTTATCGTTACCCTTGCCTTTATCCTTGTCGTCACCATCTTGCTTGATGACGGTGGGTTGTGTGTAACCACCAGAGAAAGAACCAGCGTAACTATGCTCAATCTTACCAGCTAGACCAGCAGCATTCTCGACCAGTTGAGAATTGGTTACAAAATCAATGGTAGTAGTACCGGTACCCGAACGAAAAGAATGACCATAAGAATTAGTGACACCTACTTCACCAGCAAAGGCAGCAGGAACGATGGCTAGACTTGCAACAGTACCGAGGGCTAGAACCTTAAAATTCATGAATAACTCCTATTGGAAACAAAAAACACACAGGGAATTCAAGTTCGATGTGTGTATGGATCTATATATAGACTACTTTCGGGTGGATGTCAAGCGGTTTACTCAAATTCCTTTGTAAAGTTTTGTAACATATACTTGACACTGCTACAGAATATCGGGATGATCGGAATGTCCCTTCAGAATAAGAATATAGATCTATAGATCACATATAGAACCACTATAGAGAAAGAGGTAGGAATCACTTCCTACCTCTTATTTTTGTTTCTAGATTGGTGTTGTGTCTGGTTTTTCGATTGTATATTCGTAACCACCACTCGGTGTTCTTGTTATCTTCACTACTCCCAGTTGTGGAATCTCATCGTTTTTAGGTGTAGGTGTTATCTTTTTCTCTTCATTCTCAATCAACCAAGTCAGGTATGTCTGTGCTTTCTTCAGATCCTCCAGACCATTCTTGAATTTGTACCTTGTTACATATTTAATGATATTTCCCTCAAGGAACCCAAGGTCATTGGCCATGATGTACTCGATTGGTTGAATACCACCCATATCATAATGTTCTGGATTGATCATAAAGAGGTTACCTGTGACTCACTAACTTATATATCGATCATATAGATCCGAACATCGATGTGTCAAGTATATGTAAAGTTTTGTAACAGACACTTGACACTGCTACAGAATATCGGGATGATCGGAATGTCCCTTCAGAATAAGAATATAGATCTATAGATCAAACAAGATGTACAACCATGCACCGCTGATTGAAGATTGGATGAAGGAAAAATGATAATGAAACATGGTAAAAACTATGAAGTATTACTATACCTATACAATTTATTTCACTGATGGTTACTATTACCACGGTAGACGCACCAGTGATGTACCTCCGGAAGAAGATATGTACTTTGGAACACCAAAAGTACATAAAGACAAGTGGTTGGATACTATGTACTGGAAAGTTATAGAGAATACCTACAGTACACCTGAAGAGTTAACAGAAGCAGAATATGACCTGATTGGTGACAAGTTTAAGACCGATTCTATGTGTCTTAATGAACACAATGGTAAGAAGTTCCTTTATAGGGGTGGTAAGAAACTATCAGAAGAAACTAAACAGAAAATAAGTGAAGCTAAGAAAGGTAAGAAATTATCAGAAGAAACTAGACAGAAAATGAGTGAAGCTCAGAAAGGTAAGAAATTATCAGAAGAAACAAGACAGAAAATGAGTGAAGCTAAGAAAGGTGATAATAATCCTAACTATGGTAAGAAATTACCAGAAGAACATAGACAGAAAATATTGATGAATCGCCCAAATCGAATAGAAGTGATAATTGATGGTGTTACATATTCAAGTATTAACGAAGCTGCAAGAAGTATTGGGAGAAGTGTAAAATATATAAG